TATTTGATTTGCTAACATGATTGGTAGTGGCATTAACTCTGGTGTTTCATTACAAGCATAACCAAACATAATCCCCTGATCACCTGCACCTTGTTCATGTGATTCTGTTGAATCAACTCCAAGAGCGATATCTGGAGATTGCTTACTAATTTTTTCCATGACTTTAAAACTTTCTTCATAGCCGATTTCACGAAGTTTGCTTTTTGCTATGTCTGCATAATCGACTTTTGCAGTTGTAGTGACTTCACCAAAGACAAATACTAAGTCATCTTTAATAGCCGTCTCAACTGCGACTCTTGCATTTCTATCTTGTTCTAATATGGCGTCCAGTATAGCATCACAGATTTGATCACAAACCTTATCAGGATGTCCACTAAACACTGATTCACTTGTTATGACTTGCATTCCATCATCTCCTTCATTAACGAGTAAAAAAGGAGCTTACGCTCCCAATTACTTATTTTGTTATTTCCCATGCTGTGTAAACTGACCGATATGAACAATCCCAAGTATCAAGTATTACTCCATCAACACATGTTGTAATGTGTCCAGCCATTTTTAAGATGTAAGTTCCTTTTGGATGTAACTCACAAAAATCACTGCCTTTAATTCTTGGCTCTCCCTTGACTGGCTTAAATATAAGTCTTGGATAATCCTTCAAATAATCATATAGAAATTTGGTATCTTTGTAATTAGAATATCCAAGTTCACGCTTTACTTGATTTAGTTCTCTTCTACATTCGAGATAGTCTTTACTTGTTGCTGTTGCGATTGCTCTTACAACACAATCGGTTGTTTTAATACCTTTTGGATGTGCATTGAACTCTTTATACATTATGCGTTCCATCCTTTGTTTAACCATTTAACAAGTTCTTTTGATGAGTTTGTCTTAAATGCAGGTTTATCAAATCCATCAAGTCTTTCATAAACTGTATACTTTGAATCATTCCATACACAATCAATTTGAATAACAATGAGGTTATTATTGGTTTCGATATCTGCAATTCTAAAATCATCATAGAGTGGACCGTTCAGTGGACAATTATTCTTGAACCACACATAGCTTGTCTCAAGGTCTACTTTTCCGCCTACTTTGATTTGCTTGATGATGTTACCCATCTTCTTTGTCTTATTGGCTAAGCTTGTATCTCTACAAAACCAATCGAACCATCCTGCATTAATTTGAGTTGTTGTGTCAGGTCTGTCAAACTCGCCTGATTTAAATCTTTCAATCCATTCAGATAATCTAATCTGTTTTTCCATAACTTTAGTCTCCTTATAATTTTTTGGTTACTATATATATCACTCTAAAGAGACTTAATAGCAAGTACTTTTTTCACTATAGTGACTTATTTTCAAAGTATTCAAAATTGCTAAGTGGAGACCTTTTTCCATTTCTAATTAAATAACAATTCTCATTTGATGCTTTATGCTTAATATAGCGTTTCACTATGACATCGATAAACTTTTCATCAAGTTCCATTAAATAAGATTTACGATCCAATTGATCGGCTGCGATCATTGTTGATCCAGATCCTCCAAATAAATCTAATACCGATTCATGACGTCTTGATGAATTGCTGATGGCTTTTCCAACTAACTCTAAAGGTTTCATTGTTGGATGTTCTTCATTTTTTCTTGGTTTGTTATATTCCCAGATGGTATCTTGAGAACGGTCATCAACAAAGTAATGAGCTGCGCCTTCTTTCCATCCATAAAGAATAGGTTCATGTCTCCAGTGGTAATCTTGTCTACCAAGTACTAGTGCATTTTTTACCCAAATAAGACATTCCGCTAATTTGAAGCCAGAATTCTTGAATGCATTTCTAAAGTTAAGTCCCTCAGTATCTGCATGACAAACATAGATTGCACCACCTGGTTTTGTATGATTGAACATGTTCTGGAATGCACTGTATAAAAAAAGATAGAAGGTATTATCTTCCATCTTATCGTTTTTGATTTTTCCAGCTGTTCCTTCATAGTCAACATTGTAAGGCGGATCGGTAAATAACATATCTACTGTGTTACCATCAAGTAATGTTTTAACTTGTTTTGCGTCTGTTGAATCACCACACATAAGTCGATGAGGTCCAAGTTCATATATATCGCCAATCTCAGAAAAAGGTATCTCTGGTATTTCATCATCAATATCGAAATCATCATCAGCTGCATTTTCAGGAAGTAGTTCTTCCATTTCTTCAAATCCAAACTGAAGCATGTCCATGTCAATGCCAGCTAACTCCTCTTCGAGTCTTGATAAATCCCAAGTAGCAAGCTCAGCTGTTTTGTTATCCGCTAATCGAAAGGCTTTGATTTGTGCCTCGTTTAAATCATCTGCAACAATACATGGCACTTCTTCTAAGCCAAGCGACACAGAGGCTTTTAAGCGCGTATGTCCGGCTATGATGACGTTGTGACTTGTAATGACTATTGGAACCTTAAATCCAAACTCCCTAATCGAGTTAGCAACTGCTTTGATCGCTTCGTCATTGTTTCTTGGATTGTTTTCGTACTCTATCAGTTCCGATGTTTTCTTCATCACGATATTCATTGATCCATTCCTCCTCGCCTCTTTCTAAGCGTTTAGCCATTAGTTCTATTTCTGCTTTCTTCTCGTTATACTCAATACCAAACTTCGTAACGAGTAAGTACTTAATCGCAGCGATGTCTGGTAGCGACTGTTTCTTAAACTTAGTAATACGTTTTTTAGTTCCAGTCTTGGTTTCTTCAATCACTGTTTGTGTTTCTTCATATTCAAAGCCTATAGCTCTTCGATACACAGCATCGAGAAGCTTATGTTTGAGTTCTTCATCACCATATTGAAAAGCGTTGTTCAACTTGGGATGAACTTTTCTCAATTTGATAATCGTTTTTTCTGTGATACCTAGATATTCAGCGACCTGTCTTTGGGTTGCTCTTTTAGATATCATTTCAGATATGGCTTTTAATTTAACCTCTAAATGTCCTGATTCATCCCATCGCTCATATAGATCAAGCATTTTTCCTTTCATTCAATCACTCCAACTGTATAAAAAAAATTGTAATTATTCACCAGTTGGAATACTACAAGTATCTCTGCAAAAACAAAAAAGAACTCATCTCTGAATTCTTTAAGTGTCTCTAGGCTGGTTTTAAAGCCAGTATTCCATGTTGTTTATAACTTTGCTCAGTTTAATCATAACACACCCTTGACAAATTCACAACGGTCCATCATGGTCCATCATGGTCCATTTTAATTGTTAACTAATTATTCATCATCTTCTTCATCTTCGTCATCTTCATCATCTTCATCATCTTGTTCAAAAATATCATAACTTGGTTCATCATCAGGATCATATGGATAATCACCTGGATTAGATAATTCTAATACTTCCCCTCCAGTATGCCAGCAACTAATAGCATCTAACGCCATATACTCAGCTTCTTCGTATGAGTCAAATAACTCATCAAGTTCATCAGTTTCGCCGTTTTGATAGTTTATCACTACTTTAAATTTGGGCATATTCATTTCCCCTTTCTTATCATATTTGTTCAATAAAATAATGTATTATCTATATTTTACATTACTTCTCTAAATTATCAATAAGCTTAGTGCTTTTATATGCCATCTTTTTAGTGTCGAAATAGATACGAACATCTTAACTGCTATTTCATTCCAACTTAACCAGTCTATATACCGATAGATCAAAACTTTACTAAGTTCAGTGTCTTCAAGTTCATCAATAACTGTCATGATTTCACCTTTTATGATTGGAAGTCTCCTTTTCAAGTCCACGATTAAGTTTTCATTATCTAAAGCCTTACGTATCCATTTCTCAAAAGGTGCTTCTAGACTTTTAGTTCCATCCACACGAATCTGATCAAAGTTAATGCCTGGTATAGAGTTTGCAAGACGAATGTATTCTTCAACTTCAACTTGCAAACGTGATATTTTAAGTTCTGTATTGTGATATCTGCTTAAGTATTCTTTTGAATTCATCTTGTTTCCTCCTTGAATTTGTTTAATACATCTATTTCAATTGCGATCCCAGTCGGATCATCTGACCATACCTTTTCAACATGCTCTACAACAACCTGTGCATCATCAATCCAAAAACCAACCTCAGTCATACAATCTTTCAACATCTTTTCCAAATTATCAGTGTCCGGTCTAGTTACTCTCCATTCAAAGTGTTTGTGTCTTTTACCTTTTGGAAACCTCCACACGACATGAAGTTTAATTGGACCTTCCATCGGTTTTTTAGGTTTAAATGGTTTTAAGTGTTTGATGATTATTCTTCTTGCTTCTTTCAATTTCTCGGGTTTATAAAATACTGGTTTGTTTTTGACAAGTGCAATTTTATTTTGTTGCGCGGTAACTGTAGGCGGATCTAGTAACAGGAATATTTTCATAGTTACCTCCATTTTTTTTATTTTTTAGGTGCAGATAGGCAAGTGCTGACGATGATGCATTTGTTTGGGATAGGGCAGGCTTACAAGCCCTATCTTACAAACATGCGTCAGCGTGTTGTTGCAACACATATATATAAGGCCTTTCGGCAGCAATATGTCGATAGGGATTTTCACCCTATATGCTGCATAATCATGCCGATAGGAGTTTTTCCCTATCCGCAACATTATTCTGCAGGTGGTTTTTGCACCTTCATAACTCTTCCTTTTGAGCATACATACTCATCGCTAAACTCACTGAGTCGCTTACGAACAGTACGTTCAGCTATACCTAGATAGCTCATTAAATCAGTTAGTGCACAACTACCAGTTCCTGCAGACTCATTTTCAAACGCGGCATCAAACTCATCTTTTCGTGATTCAATAGTTTGATTTTTCTTACTACTTTTGTCTAGATTTGCTTTGGGATCTCCATTTGCATAATGCTTAGCTAGTATCCCTTTATCGTCCACTCGATGAATCGGATACTCAAACCAAAAGTTTACTGGCTTGAAATTAGGAAACTCACGTAAACTACTCTCAAGTCGCCAAGCAGATGATGTTTTTACATCAGCATATTGAGCCATAAACTCATCACTCGTTTCTAGTTGAATCATATCGAGTTGTGCGTCTGGATCCCTAGCGAAAACACCTGAACCTGAAGCTCTATCCATTGCTCTTTTGAAGCCTTGAGCCCCCTTAGAATGGTGATGGCTATAAATAATCGTACATCCGGTTTCTTTGCTAATTTTATCGAAAATATTTGTAAATGCACCCATTTGAGAAGCATTGTTTTCATCTCCAGTAATAACCTTGTAAATTGGATCAATGATGATTGCTTCATATCCCTTATTTGCGACTTTTCGGATGATTTTTGGTGCTAGTTTATCAAGTGGCATTGAACTTCCTCGAAGACTCCAAACAACAAAATCTTGTTCATATTTAGGTTCTATACCTAGCGCAAGATGTATTTCATCAATCCGGTTACCACAACTTTTTTCAGCGATTTCTAAATTCACATAAAATACTTTTGTCTTTTTGCATTGAAAACCTAACCATTTTCGTCCTTCTGCAAGTGCAATAGCTAATTCAATTAATAAGAAACTTTTACCCGCTTTAGAAGAACCTGAAATGAGCATTTTGTGTCCAACACGAACAATACCTTCTATAAGTTGAGGTTCTAAGAATTCCTTTTTTGTACGAATTTGTCCACTCGTCTTTTCTTGAGGTAATTCATCAGTATTTCCTTCAGCAAAATCTAGCCATTCATTCCAATTACGTCTTCCAATGTTTGTATCCACTAAAGTTTGAAGTACACCATTTCGTGTGACACCAGGCATTCTTGAAAGTCTTGATGGATTGCGATTATTAATATCTACTTTTAGTCCGTTCTTATTTAAAAAGTCATAGAGATATTGAACTCGTTTTCGATATTCTTCTGCATCACTTGCATCAACTCTAACGATGGCATGTAAACTTCTACTACCACTATGTACTAGACAAGCGATAGGAAGTTCGAACTTTCGATAAATAGCATCTTGTTCTGGAATTTGTATAGTGTCTGATTCAACTAATGCATAGGTAAATCTTATGATGTTTTCATTCTTAACACCACTCCCATCAACTGGATTAAACCTAATCCATGCACCACTTTCATCCTTCCAATCCCCAATCACTGCCCCGATATCATCTGGATGTTTTTTTAGTAAATCAATTAATTCTTTAGCTGTTCTGTCAAACTGACCTCTGCCTGGCATCCATTTGCCATCGGCATTCTGCCAAACATCTGTAGTCACATACGCAACATATTCATCACTTTTAAATAATATTTCAAGATATTTTACAAGCTGTTCAGTTGGGCTCATACTAACAGTCGGATCGTAAATCATGCCATCTCCATCGTATTCGATGATGTCATCCCATTCCATAAGTCCACCGTTTTCATGAACATAAGGAACCCATCCTGCGTCTTTTGCCATTTTTATAATCGTTCCTCCGGCTATGGGATTAGAGGAGCCAGCAAAGCTCCTCCATTTTCTATCACACTCACCTTGTTTATAGCGAGCATCATTTTGACTCCAGTTATCCCATATCGAGCAATCATATCCTTCAGCTTTAAGTGCCATGCCTATATTTATCCATTCTTGATAAGATACTTTTGATACATCAATCTGTTTTAAAGCATCAAGTAAATTGTCCATTTAAATCCTCCTACGGTTGATAACTTGTAGCATTGATACCTCTTGGTAAAAACCAGTTGTTTTCTGCGATACGTGTAATCATTTTGCTTGCTGCATGAAATGCCCACATACCAACATGTAAGAATCCATAACGTTCCAAGAAACGGATCTGTTTTGGTGTAGCTAAGCCTTCAATTTGTCTATTCTTAAGTTTTTCAATAAGCATGCTAGCCATACCACAACTCGTGACTGCTTCTGAATAAATACCATGTTTTTCTAAGTAATCAAGTTGTCTTTCAGTAGCAGGTCCCATCTCCCACATAAATGCAGGTTCATAATTTGCTAGGTCTTCTGCAGCAATAGAGAAAGCATATTGAATCGGATCAACGAGTTTTGTTTTCTTTCTACGCATGGCTGCTAGTTCTCTAGCAAGTGCATCTTCGCGTTCTTGTATCACATCATTTTCAGCTTCTTTTTCAGCAGCAAGTAAATCAATACCACTTTCTTTATCCATCATCTTTTGATCGATACGTTTTGCAAGTTCTGCATCCTTAGAAATCAGTGCTGATGGTCTACATAAATCATGGCGTTCTGTCATCCATAGAAAATCAAGTAATAATAACTCTTCTTTACCTGGATGGAGTCTCATCCCACGACCTACCATTTGTTGATAGAGACTTCTAATCTTAGTTGGTCTAAGAACGATGATGCAATCCACAGCTGGACAGTCCCAACCTTCAGTTAAAAGCATAGAATTGCATAACACATCATATTCACCTGCTTCAAAGTCGGCTAGAATTTCATCTCGGTCTGTACTGTTTCCATTAACTTCTGCTGCTTTAATACCATGTAAATTGAGTAGTTCACAGAATTTTTGAGATGTTTTAACTAACGGTAAGAACACGACTGTCTTTCTACCTTTGCAGTATTTAAGCATTTCAAGTGCTATTTGATTTAAATAAGGCTCTAAGGCAGATCCTATTTCACCTACTGCATAATCACCATTCGATACGCTAACACTGTGAATATCTAGTTCGAGCGGAATCATTTGTGCTTTCACTGGACAAAGATAACCTTCTCTAATGGCTTGATGTAGTGAATATTCATAGGCTTTTGAGTCAAAATACTTTCCTAAACTTTTTTGATCGGAACGATCTGGAGTTGCTGTTACACCGAGCACATTAGCACCATCGAAATGTGTGAGTATGCGCTGATAAGTATCACTCATAGAATGATGCGCCTCATCTACAACAATCGTCTTAAAATGATTCTTAGCAAATGCTGTGAGTCTTTTCTCTTGAGATAATGTCTGTACTGATGCGACAGTCACTCGCTTTTTTGAACCGATGGAACTAGACTCAGCCTTTTCCAAAGCTGAATCCAATCCACTCGTTTCTAGTAATTTCTCTGAAGCTTGATCGAGCAACTCTCCACGATGTGCAAGAATTAATGCGTTACTTCCGTCTTTCGTTTCCTCTTCAACCACCTTTGAAAACACGACTGTTTTACCAGTACCAGTTGGAAGGACTAATAGCGTTTTTTGATGTCCTTGACTCCACTCATGTCGAATTGCACTAACCGCTTCATTTTGATAAGGTCTTAATACCATGACTGATCCCTCCTAAAATGGGAGATCGTCTGGAAAAAAGAACTCTTCGTTGTAATCGATGAAACGATCAATATCATTTGTAAACTTCTCTTCACCTTGATTGTTCGTGTATGATCTTTGTTTAAAATGAGCGCGACCTTTAGAACCAATCACTTTATTCCAGTCCATTGTTAACTTTTCACCATGTTTCTTCTGACCAATGCATCTAAAGAATGATGAAATACGCCATTCTAATGAGCGATATAAAAGTAAATCAAACTTAACTGTTGCGATGCCTTCTTTGGTATCTACTTGAACTGTTATGGTTGCCTTGTTACATGCGGGAACTTTGGGTCCACCAGGAAATCTTCCGCGTTCAAAATTTGTGACTGTAAAATTGAAATCACCTTCAGGTAATAAGACATACTCCTGACCGTCTTCTTCGATGGCATCGTTCCAATCCATCAACATATCTTTGTTATCTATCATGGTTATTGTTCTCCTTTATTTTTTTTAATAGTTTCTACGATCTTCTTCCAATTTGGAATGATCCATCTGGTTATAAAATCGTCTGAATAATTGGTAATCGGTTCTGTTTCTTGGTAATGTCCTTTTGCCGCAACCACTTGTTGTAATTCAATCGCTGTTATGTTTGAATCTTCAATCATCTTTTCTAGTTTTTTTACGATTGAAACACTCGTAATATCTTTAGGATCAGGAAATGGGACTTCAGGCTTTGTGAACTCTTGATCTTCGAATAAGTGTGCAATGGATGAAAAGCTGAGTTCCAGTTCTTCTGGCAAGTCATACCTGTTCTTGGCATCATAAGTAGGATTATGTGTTGTGTATAAAACACGCTTTCCGCCTTGAGCTTTCTTGGAGTTATTTTCTGTTGTAATGACATAGATTTTGTAGTTCACAAAGAAAAGTGCATCAGACCATTCTTTGATAAGTGGTGCGACTTGTTTAGATAGTTTCATTTCATAGCGATCAAATGCGCCTTGTTCTTCTGGGAGTTCAAACTTTCTAGGTTTTGCATGTGCTGTAATAACCACATTGATACCGACTTCGATCAGTTGATCCATCAGAGTAAGTAACTTTGAAAACTCATCAACTAAGTAGACATAACCTTTACCATAGCCAAAATCTTCTATGTTGTTCTTCCGATACTTCTCACATACTGCATTTATACATAATGATTCAGCCCAGTCTGCTGTATCTACAACAACTGTTTTACATATCGTTGGATTAGCAATAATCTCTTTCACTACTGAGATCAATTCATCCCATGATTTATTGCACTTGATTCTTCTAATATCTAAATTGCTGGTTCCACCTTCGGTGTCAATAAATAACGGATCTGGAAACTGACTGGCAAATGTTGATTTACCAATTCCTTCTGGCCCATAAATGACAATTTTTAGTGGACGTTTTTCTTTACCTTCAATAATTTTTAACATCTTTTATATATCTCCTTCTTCGATAATATTTGCCTCTTCACGAGGATCTGATTTTGGTACTAAAACTAATGAGCCTAGTTGCATATTGATATACGCTCCGATGAGGCCATCAACTTTACTCTTACCTATTCGTTTGGTAAGTTCTGTAATCCCAGCTACCTTCTTTGGTCCATAAGGATCGATGCCTACTTGTTCACAAGCCTTGATGACACCTTCTTCATCAGTAATCTTTCTTGATCCTTTATTATGAACGAGTTTGTACTTAGACCACTTGTGACCATTGAGTGCTTTCTTGATAGCAAACTCCATCACATCTTTTGCATATTGAATAACTTCATCCAGATGTGGTAATAGTGCTTCGATATCGGTGTCAGTCATAGTCGTTACTGGCTTTTTTAACGCTTGCATGACTTCTTTGTTAGCTTCAGTTCGTTTCGCACATATCGCTTTACCTGCGCAGTATCTACAATACTTACCAGGATGTGCTTCAGGGTTTTCTGCTTTTGTTCTTTTCACTGCCGGTTCGAGTACATTTGATTCAAACTCAAGTAACTCTTCAATTGGCATTTCATAATCGTTTGTGTTGTTGATAACTGGTTGGTAGATAACAAGTCTGACTTTTTTGATTGGATATAAATCCTTGTAGGCTTTGTAAAAGTAGAGCGCATAGATACCTAGTTGAGAGTTAAACAGTCCCGATTCATTATCAAATGCATAAACTGGTGTACGACCGGTTTTCAAATCAATCACTGTGAGCGTTCCACCATCTAAAGATGAAATGATTCCGCAATCTAAGGTTCCTCCCGCATCATCATCAAAATCCATATCAAGATGCTGCTCGATTACGATGAGTGGCTCTGTATCTGTTCTCTTCTTTTCAAACTCAATCGTCTGAATGACAAAGTCTGCGTATCCATCTGCGATTTCCTGCATCTCTTCTGAATACATATCAAGCTCTTTAATGACATCCTCAACCGATTTAACTTCACTGTCATAGTCGATTAAGTTGAGTGACTGACTGATGAGTGCTGCACCTAATTCATGGCACTGTGTTCCAAACTCAGCTTGTGGATTTGTCTCTTGGCTTGATCCATCATTAAGCAATGTACTAAGTGGACAGTTTAACCATGTACTACTCTTACTAGGGCTATACTTTCTACTGTGAATCGTTGGACTTCTTGACATCTGTGATTCCTCCTTCTTTACTATCCATCTCTTCTGGAAGCAACATGACTTCCAGTGCCAATGTTTTAGTCGTCTCACTAATAAGCAGTAATGTTTCGACTAAATCCTTATCCGTCAGATAAGGCTTATCGGCTTTTCGTTCTTTCTTCATTTCTAAACCTCCTTTGGTTTCACGAAAAGGTCGTTCTTCCTCTTCAAAGGATTAATGGCGAGGTTTGTTTTGGTTTGCCGGTTATTTTTTGTTTTTTTCATATTTTTCTGTAAGCATCTTGATTAATTTGCTTTTGCGTTCTTGTATCGTGCTTCTTGCCTTATTAAGTTCTGCAGCTATTTCAGCATCAGTTTTTCCTTCATTGAAATATTTCAAAATCAGTTGATCTGTTTCATTAAACTCACTGACGAGATTCCAAATGAAGTCACTTTGTTCTTGTTCCTTGAGTTGTTCTTGATGTTCTTCATAAGAGCCGTCTTTGAACTCGAAATCGTAATTCTCGCGCATGTTATCAATAGAGATAGGAAGGCCGTCTCTTACCTTTGGACACAGACTACAATCAGCACGACATTTCACCAATCCAAACTTTTCTGATGGAATCAAACATCGTGATTCTGTATCTCTTCTACGTCTTTCATTTCGAACATCATTTCTATGAAAGTGAAAATACTTCTCATCGCAAGGAATAAACCTTAAATCTCCATCTACATCCTTATAAGGAATCCAGTGCGTCAATGTATTATCAGGATCGCTTTGAAGTTGCTCTAAACTTCCATAACCATATAGTTTAGGATTTTGATTCTTTTCTGTTTTAGTAAGTTTCATAAAAAAATACCTCCATTTAGATTTGTTTTCTAAAAATGGAGATACTCTTTATGCAGTGTTTAGGCAGTTTCAAGTCATCGCAAAAGAAAGGAAAGTAAACTCCATTCATTTGCAGACAACGTCCCAACGAATACTGCATTATATTAAATTTTTAGTTTTACATTTCCGGGAGTTAGTTCATGACACTAACGAAACATAAAACAATGTGATTCAAAATTCGTTTAAGCAGAACACATTTACAACTGTTATATTGTTAGAAAATAACCTTAATGTTATAATAAATTCATACATTTCGACTATTTATCAATCTGCTGTCTAAACTAACCTTATTATATTTCATGATCTTATGATGGTAAATGTCACAGAATAGACAACATTTACAAGGAAGTGATTAAATGGAGATACTATGCTTTTCGACTTTTTTAAATACTTTACGGCCATGCCTTGAAGGCCCAATTAGTAATACAAATTTGACTATCAAATTGTTGCAGCCAATTATTGACTGCGAGAATTTAGTAAGCAAAAATGGTGAACCTTTAATAATTGATACTGATATTACATCTAAATGGATGACTAGAAAAAGAGATATATATAATCCAATTAAATCTGCATTAAATAAGCAAAAAGTCTTAAATGTTATAAAGGATACATTTGAGAACGACATATTTGATAGCTTCGATGTTGGAAAAGAACAGGATTTTTATGAAAAGTTGCATAAACTCATTAATGAAGACTCAACGATTACAGATGTTAAGAAAAATGGATTTCTAGATTCTAGCATTCCAACCGCAGATAGAGTCACCAATATTTTTATACATGCATTACAAGCCGAAAATAAAACTGAGGATAGAGGTTGGAAAACACAATTATACAGGGATGATATTGAATCCGAATTGAAAACCGTGCTAGATAAACTATCGAATGAGAAACGCAAAGAAATTAAAAAAAATGAACTCAATATGAATCCTACTTCCTTTAGAAAAAAAATTGAAGAGGATAATCATGAGCTCATAGATAAAGTTGAATTCAATGTTATTTACTACTTCGTCATACGTGACTATTTCAAAGAACTTGAAGCTAAGCATGATGCAAATTTCAATAAAGTAGCAAAACATATTAGAAAAAATTATGAGAGTTTAAAAAAAGTGGGTCAATCTCAAGATCAAATTCACGATAACTTAACTGACATGATAGCAACAAAAAGTGGTGCAAATCGTAATACTTGCGAAAAAATAGTAGCATTCTTTATTCAAGATTGTGAGGTATATGATGAAATTACCTAATAAGATCATTAAATATGAAGACAGCATTATAGCAAAATTTCCAATAGTTCTATCCAAACTTAACATTAAAGACATGTCAGTTTTAGAACTGTATAAAGAAGTTTCTGAAAAGCTAGAAAACATTGCAGAATTTGTAGAAATTTTATGCTGTTTGTATTCTCTAAATAAGATTGAGTTGAATAGTGTTTCAGGAGGTTTACATTATGTTGAAAGAACTATGGAGTGATAAGTTTATATCTAATGGTAAAATTAGAGACAAGATAGTTTTTAATGAGAATCTAAATGTTGTATTAGGAGCAGATCATGCAGTAAATTCAATAGGTAAATCTACTTTCTTAATGATAGTTGATTTTGTTTTTGGTGGTAATGACTATGTTGAGAAAACGAACTATATTATTGCTAACGTTGGACATCATTCTATAAATTTTATGTTTCAATTTAATAGTAAAAAATATTATTTTTCAAGAAATACAGAAGATTACAAAAAGGTGTTAATTTGTAATGAAAATTATGTTCCAATAGATGAAAATGGCATTGATAAATACAGAGAACTTTTGTTTGAAAAGTACAATATCGGATTACCCTACATATCTTTTAGAAACATTGTATCAAGGTATTTTAGAGTTTATGGGCGTGATAACTCAAACGAACAACGACCATTACATGTCTTTCCAAAAGAAAAGACTGGATTACCTGTTAATTCTCTTATTCAATTATTTAACAAGTATCAACCTATTGATACTTATCAAAGGGATTTGGATTATGCAAGCGACAAAAAAGCAGCACATAATAAAGCACAAAAATATACACTTATACCAAGCATAAATAAATCAACTTACACTAAAAATATAACCGAAATTAAAAAATTAGAACTTGAATTAGAGCAGATTCAGTATGCAAAAGATGATATGATTGCAACATCTCTTGATCAAACAGATGAATTCATTAAGTTAAAGATTGAACACTCTAAACTCAAGAGAGCTCGTTCAAGTTTGTTTAATGAGTTTGAAGTAGTTAGCAGGAAAATTGAATACTCTGAAAATCATAACAATTATGAAGTTTTGTCAGATTTTTTTGAAAATGTTAACGTAAAACAATTCGAGGATATTAATAATTTCCATACTCAAATATATCAAATTCTAATCAACGAATTTGAAGAATCAAAAGAAAAGATCCAAATAAAAATTGACAATATTACTGAAAACATGTTAGTCTTGGAAAAATTGATGGAAGCTACTGGTTATAATCAAAATGTACCTAAAAGTCTAGTACAAAGAATTTCTTCTATTTCAACAGCTATCAATAGAATGAAAAATGAAAATAATCAATATGATCAATCTATTGAATTTAAAAAAATTCTAGATGAAAAAAAGAAAGATTTATTTGATGTTAGAAAAAACATAACTTTAGAATTGTCATCATTACTAAACAAACATATGGATACACTAAATGACAAAATTTATAATGGTGAAAAAACTCCTCCCCAGATAACATTTTTTGATAATAACGATTATTTATTTGAGGTTATCAATGATGCAGGAACCGGTGCGAAATATAGAGGTATGTTGATTTTTGATCTTGTAATACTAGATAAAACTCCTCTTCCGGCATTAATTCATGACTCGTTTTTATATAAGAATGTGGAAGATCAAGCCGTCCAAGAAATTCTTAAATTATATAATACAATTAACAAGCAAGTGTTTATTTCATTGGATAAAATTGAATCTTATAGTTATAGTGCACAATCTATATTGAAGTCTAATCAAGTCATTTATTTGTCTCCAAATGGAAACGAACTTTTTGGTAAATCTTGGAATAAGAAAAAACAAACTTAATAAAGTAGAAAAAAGCGACCCAACTCTTAATTGAGTTGAGTCGCTATTCTTTTATCTATTCTTCATTTGCTTTTTTTTCAAATTCAAAATGTGCCTTAAACTTACCATCTTCATACTCGTATATATTACCACAATCTCCACAAAGGAACGAATATCCCATTGGATCAGTATGCACCATGTAATCACTTGAGCATTTTGGACATATGAGTTTGGATTCTAATTCCTCAATTTCCTCTAAGAAATCATCATACCACTCTTCGACTCCCAAATCATATGAGGCTTCATCATCAACCAAGTCATACGGACCAAAGTTGAACTCAGTGCATAAAACGATGAAATCAACAAAATTTTCAGGATAAGCATTTACTCCAAATATTTCGATGTCGTCATCATTTTCGATGTGAATAGTAATCTTCCATTCTTCACCATCTAATACAGTTTCAGTAGGTCTATATTCATTGTTCCAACTAAGAATATTTAAATCTTCTACTGCTTTTGAAATGAAGGATTCAAACTCTTCTTTAGTTCCGCCTAGTGAAAACATCATGGTTGGTTCGTTTGCCTCTTTTATAACTTCACCATCTTCATCATATCCAAAATAATGAGTCATGTCCTCATCCTTGTAAACTCTCCTTGTAAATGTTATTCCAATAATCTTTAAATCTTTATAGTTTTTTGATTTCAT